GGAAACGGTAGGCGTGAAGGTTTGAAAAGTTAGAACTATATGACAATCAGCAGCCGAGCTCCTGGGAAGAAATTCTGGAGAAGGTTCAGAGACTACGGTTAGCCTAAATCGAAAGACACGGTAATGATCCGACAGCGCCCAACACCAATTTGGTGATGATATAGTCCAAACTTCGTAAATAAGTGAGCACATCAGGAGTCGGTACGCAGGCTCGTTGGTTAATTCATGGTTTGGTAAGCACAGGTAAGTATAGTTTTCGCTGTTTCGGGGGAGCTGTAAAACACGACAACTATGAAAGCACAGTTGTTAATCAAGATTTTATTATAAAACCGACAGACGGATTTGGCGATAGAAATTTGTTACGTCAAACGTTGGTTCAACTTAGACCCGATGCTCTTTTGTTATTTACCGATCCGAGATTTTTTATTTGGGTTTGGGAGATGGCCGACGAGATACGTCAAATTTGTCCTATAACATATTGGCATTTGTGGGATAATGATCCATGGCCTGATTTTAATAAAGTTTTATATGAGTCAACTGATCTTATTAATTGTATCAATTGGCCGACATATAAGATGATAAAAGAACATTTTCCCGACAAGACGAACTATATTCCTCACGCCGTTCCAAAAGACTTGTATGCTCCGTTGTCCGACGACGTTGTAAAGTCTTTTAGAAAAAAATTAGTTGGCGCCGAAAAACAAGATGATTTTATTGTTGGTTATGTCTCTCGCAACGCTCGCCGCAAAATGCCTAGTGACATCATAGTTTCATGGAAAATTTTTCTTGATGAACTTGAAAAGAAACATGGTCATCGTAAAGCGACCCTAGTGATGCACACAGAACCCCTAGATCCAGAAGGTCCAAATTTATATCACGTCGTTGATACATTACGAGTGCAAGATAATGTGATATTTTCAAAGAGTAGAGTAACGTTCGAAGAAATGAGTTTATTATATAATTCGTTTGATACCATCGTCAATCGCAGCGCGAATGAAGGTTTCGGTCTACCTACTCTTGAATCAATGATGTGTGGTAAACCAATTATTGCTATTAAAACAGGCGGATTAACGCGCCAAGTCGAAAATTTAGAAACAGGCGAGCAGTATGGTGTTGGAATGGATCCCGAAGTAAGGTCTTTGGTTGGAAATCAAATGGTTCCATATATCTACGAGGACTTAATCTCTCACAAGACGTTGGCCGATGCATATATGAAAATTTACGATTTAGGGACAGAAGGTAGAAAAGAATTAGGAATGAAAGCGATGGCCCATGCACATAAAGATTATGATATTAACCAAATGGTAAAGCAGTGGGATTACACGCTGTCTACCTGCATACAGAATTGGCATGACAATAAACCAGCTTTATGGACGCATATGGAGATTTGAAATGAAAAAAAAAGTAATAGTAAGAGGTCCTGCGTTAACCCAATCTGGATATGGAGTTCATTGTCGTCAGATAATAAGATGGTTGCTTTCACGATCCGATATTAGCGTAAAATTTCAAATTTTACCATGGGGTGATACACCATGGTTGCTTGATACGAAAATGTTTGATGGAATGATCGATAAAATTGTAAAAAATACAATTGATATTGTCGTTAAACCACACGAAAAACACGATGTTTCATTTCAACTACAGTTACCCAATGAATGGGATCCCTCGATCGCGAAATTTAATGTTGGTATGACAGCAGCGATTGAAACAGATGTTTGCAACCCTAGCTGGATCGACGATTGTAACAAAATGGACCTAATAATTGTTCCATCGGCACATGCTGCATCAACTTTAACTCATCACAAGCATTTGAAAAAACCAGTAGTTGTTATACCTGAGTCTTTTGTTGATGAAATTTTCTTGTCTGATGAAGAATTACCAAAACTACCACGTTTTTCAACAAATTTTAATTTCTTGTTGTTTGGTCAAGTTACAGGTGATAATCCATTTAACGATAGAAAAAATATTTTCTTCACTGTAAAATGGTTATGCGAGCTGTTTAAAGACGACAAAGATGTTGGTTTGATTATTAAAACAAATTTAGGTAGAAACACGAACATTGATAAGAACAAGACAATTAAAGTGATGCAGAGTTTAATACGAGAGTGTCGAAAAGGTGAATTTCCAAAAATTCATTTATTGCATGGTGACATGACTGACGCCGAAGTAGCAGCATTATATCGACATGATCAAGTAAAGGCGTTGATATCTTTAACGAGAGGCGAAGGATTCGGATTACCAATTCTCGAGGCTGCTGCGAGTGGTCTTCCAATCATTGCAACAGGATGGTCAGGTCATCTAGATTTTTTGAAAAAAGGTAAATTTATTACTATTAATCACGAGTTAAAAAGCATTCATCAAAGTAGAGTAGACGGTAAAATATTTTTACCTTACATGAAATGGGCAGATGTATTCGAAGAAGACGTAAAGAAAAAAGTTGTTAAATTCAGATCGTCATCTTCTATACCAAGGGAATGGGCAAAAGAATTAAGCGAAATTATCAAAACAGAATTTAGTTTTGATGCCGTGTCAAAAATTTACGAAGAAAAAACAAAAGAATTTTTATGATATTAATTGTAGTTTTAACATTATTGTGCGGAGTTATTTCTACCCTTTTATATTTTAGTGTTAAAAAAAATCTTCAATTTTTAGAGCAACAAGAAGAAATGCTTCAATTGCTTGAGACTTGTTTACAAGATTTAGAAATCTGTCGTAAGAAAATCGATCAAAAAGTGAAAATGGAAGTTTTTTCTGACGATGAAATTGTAAAAGAATTAGTTGACGACATTAAACAGACTCGATTTACTGTAGCAATTATCATAGAAAGATTAACTAATGAAAAAGAAATAATACAACTGATGCAAAACAACAAAGATATCTAGGAAGATTCTCTAATGGAAGAAAATGAAATAAAAAAAGAAAAAATACAAAAAAAAATCGATCCAGTAAAGATGTATTTTAATTCCGATACGCAAGCTGCGATTGTTGCGTTTCAAAACTGTAGCGATAAAAAAGAAAGAGATAATTTATACGTTAAAGAGATATTGCCTGCATTTGAAAAATTAGTAGAAAATCTTATTAATATTCATAAATTTGCCGGTCTGTATGATTCATACGAAGATTTAAAAAATGATTGTGTAAATTTTCTTTTTGAAACTATTGGTAAATTTGATGCTGTTCGTGGCACCAATGCTTTTTCTTATTTTAACGTTGTCGCAAAAAATTGGTTGATTATTAAGTCTAAACAAAAATCTCAAAAAACAAAAAGGAATATTTCACTCGACGATCCTAGCGTGCTTTCCGCGCGCGAAAAAAACATAGTCGAAGAACATAATATGTTACCGTCACAAGATTCGTTATTTGATGATCTTAGGTCTGTAGAATCTATTACAAGTATTTTATATACTATTAGAAAGATTGCAAAAACTGAAAACGAATTAATGTGTATAAATTCTATTATTACGATATTCGAGAATATAGACGACATCGATCTTCTTAATAAAAATGCAATATTATTGTACATGCGCGAACTTTCAGGCTTAAGTCCGAAGCAATTGACAATGACGATGCAAACGATAAAAAACTACTATAGAAAAGTAAAAATAGAACACCAAAAAGACGGTTGACATGCAAACGATATCTGAAAATTCAGAATTAAAATTAGAAGAAAAAGTAAAAGACTTTTCAAGTCTTCTCGATCAAATAGAGGGGCTATCCGATAAAAAGAAAAAATTATGGAAGGAAATATATGAAAATGCAATATATGATCGTCAAAACGCATATGTGCTGTTTGTAAAATTAGTAAAAATCGTAGAAGATAAAAGCACAGAACACGCAGTTCATGGTCGATCATTGGCGTTATATATTGAAAAAATGAGTAAAGCCAACGATCAATTAATACGTCTGGCAGAGTTAGTTTCAAAAGCCGAAAAAATTAATGACGAAATAGATTCTGAAGAAATGTTTAGGAAAATTAACGGATAATGTCTACTGAACAAAAAATTTTAACGGCTCTTGCAGAAGGAAATTTATCGAAATCCGATCTCCAGTCAAAATTAGCGACAAATTCATATTTTTCTCATTTTTACCAGATGGTAGTGTTAGAAGTAATCTCAGATCCAAATCAAATAACAAGAGAAAAAGTTGAATATTGGAAAAACGTGTTAAAAATTGGATTATCTTGGTCAGCGAAATATTTGGATGCACCGTTGGTCGAAGACGCGAAAAATTTTCCAAGAATTTTCCCAAGAAATACAGTTATCGTACAAAAGAAATTAGATTCAGATATAGGTTTAACTCCACCGACCTTTGCACTACCATTTTTTCCATCGCACATGTCTCTTCCATGTAAGCCTGGAGAGTTAGTTTGGGTTATGTATGAAAATCCTGACGCGGGTGGAGAAAAAATTCCGTATTGGATGTGTAGCGTCGTTCAACCTCACTATATTGATGATGTAAATCATACACACGCTCCTATGGCATTACGACAGGTTAATTTACCTAAAAGCGCGCCAGCAGATCTAAAGATGCCATATCAGTTAAGAAACGGAGCGATACTACTAGGTCAACAAAACGAAAAATTTATAGACGAAAAAGGAAATCCTGTTATCGTGTCAGATGAAAAAACTAAATTTTTATCTACGAACGATATAGACGTTTTTGAAAAATTAATTACTACTACAGACGCCTCGAAAGTTTCAGTTTATGAAGCAGTACCAAGATTTTATAAAAGACCAGGAGATGTTGTCTTAGAAGGTAGTAACAATTCGCTAATCGTCTTAGGAATCGAAAGAATAGGACCGCTAGGATTGTATGAAAAAAATTTTTTAACCACCAAAAAAGATAGTATTCCTATCGGTAATTCTCCAAAATGGCCGTCGACAGATTATCAATACGGGGCTGGTTGTATCGACATCGTTGTAGGTCGAGGTTATACGACAGAAACAGGCGGAACTGCGAACATCGAAGTAACAAAAATAGCTGATCCGAAGGTAGCTTTAAAAGAGGAGATTGATAAGTTAAACTCGCCTGTTAACGAAGGTGATCCTGACTTTATTAATGATAGAAGTAGAATTTTAATATCGCAAAAATCGTCTCCTGATACTAACTTTAATTTATCGGAATATTTTTCTACTGCGTTAGGCGCACCCCAAGACATAAAAGATACAGACGCCGGCGATGCAAGCGTCGTCATTAAATCTGATAAGATTAGATTGATCGCTCGATCGGACATATCTTTTATCGTGACAAATTTTACGAATGCACAAACGAGTGAAACGAGTAGAATAAAAGAAGAATATAAAAATGAATCAGATAAATACGCCGAATACGCGTCTATAACGATAAAAAGTAATGGCGATATTGTGTTTACTCCTTCGGAAAAAGGTTTAATCAAATTAGGGGGTGACGATGCAGATAAAGCAATATTGTGTACAGATAATCTATCTATAAAACCGACTGCAAAAGACGGAAAAGTAACGGGTCCTCAAATAAAAAAAGAATTAATAGGTATTATTACAACCGGCGCCGATGTTATCGGTACGGGAAAACCAGCACAAGGCACGTTTGCAACTAAAATATTGGTAAAATAATATGCCTGAGCCTAATGGTATAATGGTACATGCGCAATATCTAACTTCTGATGAAAATATTCGAGGAGGCGCAGCAGAGTTATTTTTAAGACACCGCGACGACATAATAGAAGAAAAAGGTTACGAAGGTTTACCAAATAAAGAACTAATACGCGATAAATCAGAGTACCCTACTTTTCACTTAAATTGGATAGAAGGAATTGTCACATCATGTTTAAAAATTTTAAATCATGCAGGTGCGGTTGCTGGCGATTTGGCGCCACCTATTACCCCAAACCAGCCACCTCAACCTGGTCCAATATTCGATCCGACAGTAGCATTCAATCATATTAGCAAAAATCCAGCGGCAGGTGTAGCGCCGCCTCCTGCAACAATTGCTAATATTATAAAATACTTCGGTTTACCAGGCGATATCGCCGGTGGTAAACAGACTGCAGCCACAGAAATGGGATTAGTAAAACCGGCGCCGCCGGCCGACCCCGTTATGTCTGCAAAAGTTGCTGCGTTCGACGCGGAAATGGCAACAATCACTAGTGGACCGCAATACCAAAAAAGAAATCCAGACGATTTTATACCTTCTGTTCCTAGCGATGAATTCGCCGATTTAAACTACGGCGAATCAGAATTATCGGTAAAAAGTAAACAAGAATTATTGTTTACAAGCGTAGTAAATGCGTTCGATGAATTGGTGATTCAGATAAAAGCATCACCATTAGTTCATTTATTTCCGATATCGACGGGAGTTGATGGCGCCCCCGCCAAACCAAACGTGGGGCAACAAAAACCAGGTCCAGGATTAATTCCTATTTTTACGGCGGCCGAACTGGCTTTGAATAAAGCAGTACCAGATCCTACCAGCAGTACGGATGAAAATGCTATTTCGAATATCGTCAATTTTGAAGCGCTAAAAAGATTTTTGATAAAGCCCCTGTATTTAGCGGCAATCGGTGTCGTGTTCGGTTCTAGCGAAATAGGTTTTGTGAATTTGATGGGCGACGTAGTCCCCGATGCGATCAAAACGCTTAACTCAGATTCTAAATTCCCGGATCCAAAACCTTTAAGATTGACTAGCGATCAACAAGAATCACAAAACGCAGAATCTAATGAAATCCAAGACTTCGACGACGGTGCAAGAAATAATGTTCCCATAAATAGAAATAGGCTTGTTGTTGAAAAGCGGTTTTTGAACGTAGGAACTGGAATAAAAAACGAGATATATCAAAGGATTAAAGAGATAGGTAGTAGATTTATTTCCAGCGGAGAAGCTAATGATAACGCAGACGATAATCACAAAGGTTTAACTGTCATGTGCGTTCTATTCCACGAAACCGGGATGGATCCCGGCGCAGGTAATAGAAAGAACCCCGGCGGCCAGCCCGAATACATTGGGTACAGTCCAACTGACCAGTTCAAAACCACGGACGCACTAATTTGGGGAGGAAATATAGCGATAACTGGTAAAATCGCGACGTCTTTGACGAAACGACAGTTTCAAACATCGCCAATCATGGACCCCAATGGTAGCTCAGTCGAACAAGGCATGGATTTGATGAAACAGTTTGAATACTATGAAGAATTTTTGACGCGAAATCTTGCAGTAATGGGAGCAAAATTTGTAGGAACAAATGAGCTTTTGATGTCTGGCGGTCGAAGGGGGGTGACAGTCGGTTTTTACCATGGTCCTGATCCACATGTTGAAAATAATCTTAGGGGGCCACTTAGACAATATTTATCGCTAAGAAACGATGAGCGGACCGAGACGAATAAAAAAGAAGACGGTCATATTTTAGAAAATTTTTTACCGGAAGAATTTGGTGGAAAAAAAGGGAAAGGAGCGTCGGGCCATTACGGTTATAAAGAACCTCGTTATTATATGCAAACGCCATACGACTTATACGGCTTTCATCAAGGCGTAACGGGCGCCGGCGATCTTTTCGTCCGTGCGAACGTGGGCGACGACGCCGAAAAAAAACACATTATATTATATACGATGGCAGTTAGAAATATAGAAGGAATGGCAAAAACGAACGAACACATTCCTAGATATATGAACGCAGTCGGTATGAGCAGCATAGACTGGAAAAAAGTTGGCGTTGTAGGATTTTCGAAGTACGTCGGCAGCACAGGAGAGACTTTTAATAATTTTCCCAGCAAACCTTCGCAGTGGTATAGCGAAAATAAAGATGAAATTCAAGCATTAATACAAATTTATAACGCCAGGAGTAACTTGAAATAATAATTATGCGTAAATGGGCACGTTAAGTTTTAAAAGTGTTGGACGTACTGCACAATCGATCGAACAAGAAAGCGTCGAATTCAAACAAAATCCGATTGGTATAAAAACGCCGTTACAGTTAAATTCTATCGACGGTTTTTTTGAGATGCATTATTCGTTAGACGACCAGTTAGCTGACAATTTAAAAAATTTATTATTGACAAATTTTGGTGAAAGAGTCGGTTTATACGATTATGGTGCAAATTTAAAACCCTTGACAGTTAATTTTAGTTCACAAGACGATTTTGATGCTGAGGCCTTGACAAGAATATCTAGAGCTATCTCACGATGGATGCCCTTTATTGAACCGGTAGATTATGTCTCTGAGATTGATAGGTCGGAAAATTTAAATACTGCTGTAATTAAAATTACTATTGGATACAATATTGAAAGTTTAAGTGTAGAACAAAGAAAAATTCAAATAGTTTTATATGTAATTTAAAATGACCACAGATAGAAAAACACAGTTAAAACAGTCGCGCGAGCGAAGATACGTAGCTAGAGACTTCGATTCTTTTCGCGCTACGATATTAGACTATGCTCGTCAATATTTTCCAGATAAGATTCAAGATTTTTCCGAATCATCGGTCGGTGGATTATTCATGGATATGGCTGCATATGTTGGTGACAACATGTCGTTTTATTTAGATCATCTTTATAATGAATTACACTTTGAAACAGCAGTTGAGCCTGTGTCGATTGAAAGAGCAATTGTAAATTCGGGTGTAATGATTAATGGAGCGGCTCCTGCGACCGTCGACGTAACGGTTTACATAGAGGTACCTGTAGCCGAATTAGACGATGATGAACCCGACATATCGCTGCTTCCCATCATTAAGGCCGATTCGGTGTTTTTTTCGCAGAATTCTGTGTCGTTTAATTTGCTAGAAGACATCGAGTTTTTAGTAGATTCTGGCGATGGAAATTACATTTTAAACCCCAAAGTACAAAAGAAAATTGGTAACACAAACACATCAGGTCAAGTTACATCGTATGTGTTATCATTGTCTGGGCTATGTGTTTCAGGTACCACCGCGACTGATACATTTAATATAGGCGAATTTATACCATTTAGAAATTTGACATTATCTAATTCGAATGTTACTGAAATAATTAACGTCTTTGACGAAGAAGGTAACACTTATTATGAGGTCGGCGCATTGACTCACGATGTCGTCTATAAAAACGTCTTGAATACCAATAGCGATAATAATCTTGTAAAAGATGCCCTAAAAGTAATACCTGCTCCGTATAGATTTATTAAATTCACTACGCTTTTAGATCGCAAAACTTCTTTGACGTTCGGTGGTGGAGACGCAAACGCGCTCGAAGATGACATAATCCCAGATCCTTCAGAGTTCGCGATAGCTACGCCATATAGCAAAACGATGTCTCGAATACCTGTTAATCCAGAAAAATTGCTGACTACAAAAACTCTTGGTACTGCAGCTGCAAACACAACGTTGACAGTTAATTATCGTCACGGTGGCGGGTTGAGTCACAACGTAACCGCAAATACAATTACCAGCGTCTTAAGATTAGTAATAGAGTTTCCAAAAAATCCCAGTATTAATCTATCGACGGCTGTTAGAAATACGATCGAAGTCTCCAACGTCGACCCTGCGGCGGGTGGAGAGGACGCGTTGGCAACAGACGAATTAGTTTCGTTAATTCCAAGCGTTAAAAATTCTCAGGAAAGGATAGTAACAAAAGAAGATTTATTAGCAAGAATTTATACTATGCCTTCAAATTTAGGTCGCGTTTTTCGTGCAGCTATTATGTCGAATAGTAATAATCCTCTATCGACGCAGCTTTTTATAATTTCGAGAGACTCAGATTCAAGACTCGCGCAATCCCCTGATTCTTTAAAGATTAATTTAAAAAAGTATTTAAATGCGTATAGAATGGTGTCAGATGCTATCGACGTATTAGACGCAAAAGTAATCAATCTACAATTAAAATTTTCTGTTGTTGTAGACCCATCGTTAAATCGAAATAGTTTGTTAGCAATTGTTTTGTCGTCTTTACAGAATAAATTTGATGTTACTAAGCTCCATATAAACCAACCGATCATAATATCTGAAATAGTTAATGCGATATATGCAGTACCTGGAATTATTGCAGTTGAAAATATTCAATTTATTAATGTAAACGGTGTAGTGAATAATCGACAATACAGCAATGAAAAACACGATATTAAAAATTATACTCGTAAGCAAATGATTTTTCCACCGTCAGGTGGAATATTTGAGGTGCGATATCCTGATGTAGACATTATAGCTAAGGTAGCAGTTTAATGTTAAGAATATTAAAAGCGAATAAGGATACTTACATCACCAACAAGTATATTAATGGTGTTCCCGCCGTTAGTGGTAATGTCGGCATCGCAGGAACGTTAGATTTATTTAAGTTATACGGTGTTACTGTAGTAGTTTCGGGTAGCGTAAGAACACCGAAGACTGAACTATCAAGAGCACTATTACATTTTGATCTCGATCCTTTGCGCACACTTGTAAACGATGGTCGCGTTGATGTATCGCACAGTAGCTTTAAGTGTTTTTTGTCGTTAAAAGACGTGTACGGTGGTCAACCGACTCCAAATGATTTTACATTAGATGTTTTTCCTTTGTCTGCATCGTTCGCAGAAGGAATTGGAAAAGATGTCGTTTATTATTCCGATATTGATAAGTGTAATTTTTTATCTGCATCCTCAGAGGCAATGTGGGGTGGAGAAGGTTGTACGTTAGCTTGTTTTTCTACTGGTTCTGGCGATTATATAACAAGTTCTGTTACAATACCAAATACTAAAATTTCGCAAACCTTTGTAACAGGTACTGAAGACTTATTGATAGACGTAACAAATATTGTTTCGGCAACCATAAAAAGAGATTTACCTGATCAAGGATTTAGATTGTCGTTTAATTCTACAATCGAATCCAATACCAAAACTTATTTCGTTAAAAGATTTGCGAGCCGTCATGCATATGACGAAAGTAAACATCCAAAAATTATCGTTAAATTCGATGATTCAATATTGGATGACACTTCTAATTTGTATTTAGATTCACCGATATCTTCTAGTTTGTTTTTGTACAATTATGTGCATGGTCAATTAACTAATTTAATTTCAGGAACAACAAACCTGACAGGATCCAACAATATACTGTTAGAATTACAAACAGAAATAACAGGAACAGGTAAATACTCGTTGTATTTTACAGGTTCGCAACATAAGTTTGGAAGTAATTTTGCGTCGGGCATTTATTCGGCTTCGATAATTTTACCTTTTACTAACGCAAATATAAAAAGAAGTTACGAATTGTCAGGATCTGTCACGTTTACTCCTATTTGGACGTCGTTAGATAGGACCGTTACTTTCATCACTGGATCAAATGTAGTTGCAAAAGCGCCCGACAGAATATCGTATAGACTAAATCCGAGAAGATATAATGTTAATGTAACTGGTATTACGAATGATTATTCTCAAGATGAAGAAGTTACAATGAGAGTATATATTTTTGATGAAAACGATCCGCAAATAATTGCAAAACGATTGCCTGTTGAAATACCTAGTATTTCACTGCGTAATGCACATTATGCAATACGAAACGTCGCGACCAATGAGTATGTCGTTCCATTCGATACGACTTATAATTCAACTAAGATAAGTAGCGATTCGAAAGGCATGTATTTTAACTTTCACACATCGGCATTAACACCGTTGAATTTATATACAATTGATATAATGCTCGTAGTCGATAATTTACAGCAGAAGTATTTAAACGCTTCTCAACCATATAGAATCATAAAAATTTAAAGCGATATGGCAATAAAAAATACGCTACCCTATATACCTGCATTTTTAAAATCAGCGGTGTCAGATACACGACCCGCTCAATTGACTTTTTCCGACGTGGTCGGCGAAAGCTCTAATATAGCAAGTACATCGTCTTTTAAGTATGATCCTTTGAGCTACGGATTAAAGTCAACTCAGCAGTTAAACGTAGATTGGTCTAAATTTGAAAATCATACATTTTTTTCATCTGCCGAAGTAAAAACCAATGTTGCGTTTGATCAAATTATAAACGGGTTTCCGTTTGACGGTAGTAAAAAAGAAGTTGAGTCTTTTATAGATAAGTTAAGCGGATTCGAAAAGTGGGTGTTTGATAATTTTCCTTTTTTTGCAGGACAGTTACACCTGTCTGGTACGCAGACTTCAGAGACGCTTCCAACTAAAGGCGTGTATGTTACTGTTAAAGACGTAGCAGGATGGTTATTTCCAGCGTTGGCTAAAAATAATTCTGGTCGACCTGTTTTAAATCCTCCGTCTAATAAGTCGTTTACAATCGAGTTACATACGTACATACCCGATATAACGAATAGTCGACAGGTTATTCTTCAAAAGCAATCTAGCGATAAATTAGAAGGTTTTACGTTTCATCTCGAACCTTCAACCACGAGTACTGTTACGGGGGTTTTTAGTATCGTCTCGGGTTCTGTCAACAATCACGTCGAAGCTACCTTGACAAAAGGTAATTTTAATCATGTTTGTCTTACGCTAAACAGAGACGCAGGGCCGGATTATCTTCAATTTTTTATTGATTCGAAAATTGCAAACACGAGTAAACGTCAAAAAAAAATAGAAGAGTTAACTCAACGTTCGAATCTATATATCGGCTCTGGCTCGTCGTTTTATGTTACAGGAACTTTATTTACGCCTGAACAAACTTTTAGTGGTAGTCTAGATGAATTAAGAATATTTCATTCGACGAGAAGCGAAAAACAACAGCAACTATACGCGACAAAAGGATTGTATTCGTCCGACAGTTTGAAACTGTATTTTAGATTTAACGAGCCTTCGTCGTCGTACACAAATACGCTTAGCGATACTGTTAATTCGATTGTACTTGATAGTTCGGGTAATTCTTTGCATGGAATAATTGAAAATTATCAAGTATATGGTTCTTCATCGCTTAGACAATCGTCACAAGACGATTCAAAAAATCCAATGGTAAATGAAATTAATATTTTTAAAAAGACTTTATTTCCATTGAGTCCCGACGTATTAAACTTTAATTCGACTCTTTTGACATCCGCTAGTATATACGATCGAGACAACCCAAATTTAATTACAAAATTAATACCAAGACATTATTTGCGCGAAGGCGCCGCGTTCGAAGGATTCGCCGATACGTCTGTTGAAGGTTCAATCGGAACAGCTTATACAGGCGAAGGTATCCCTGGACAGGGTAAAATTGGATCAGCACAAATAATTTTATCGTTTCTTTATATCTGGGCGAAATTTTTTGATGAGATAAAAATGTTCGCAGATGCATTTAAAACTTTGCGAACGGTTGATTACAAACTTGAAGAAACGATACCAAGTAACTTTTTAATGGACTTTATAAAAGAGTACGGGTTTTATCTACCGCCATTTTTCAACGAAGCTAGCATTGGTCAATATACTGAAGCAGAAGATATTTCAGAAATTGGTATAAGTAGTTTACCTTTGAAAGAAGTTCAATCACAATTGTTGCGAAGAGTCTTGGTCAACATGCCTGATATCATTAGGTCAAAAGGAACGCAGCACAGTATTAAGTCATTTTTACGCGCCGTAGGAATAGATCCAGACAATAGCTTGCGAATAAGAGAATTTGGAGGACCTTCAATAAAACAATTTGAATCGGTCCGAGAATTGAAAACAGAATCAGACGCTTTGGTCAGCGTGTCAGGTTCAGCAATACTAAATTCCAATTTTTTAACAGGTTCAAGAATAGAGCCTGGGGCGCCGTTAATAACAGGCAACTTTATTCACAAAGACGTTTATCCACCGCATGGTATTTCTAATAATCCAAACGATGGATTGTTTACATCTGGATCGTGGACATACGAGGCTATATATAAATTGCCAATTTCAAAGACTGAAATTCAATCGTTAGTACGACTTCAAACAACAGGTTCAGCAGGTACTGCACAGTCTGGTTTATTATTTAACTTGATCGCTTCGGGTGGACTACATCTTTATGGAAGAGTTGGAGGGGCAACCGATCAACTTTTTGAACTAAGCATACCCGATGCGAACGTGTATAATGGCGATAAATGGAGTATTTCTTTTGGCTGTCAACGAGCCGACACGATTGATAGTGTCGTTTCTTCCTCTTATTTTTTAAGAGCTGCATCACAAAGTGGAGGCATAATAGATGAATATTATGTCACATCGTCGTTTTTCAATGAAGCTATTTCTACAAATTATTTAAGAACAAAAAATTCCGCCTACAACGCTTCTGGAAGTTGGTTAGCCATTGGAAATGACGCCGACATACCCGAGGGCATTATGGGTTATCTGTTTTTAAACAATACGCTATACGCGCCAGAAATCGCAAGAACAGCTAATTTCAATGGTAAAATTGGTTATGCAAGATTTTGGACTAAGGCGTTAACAGAAGCTGAGTGGCGAGAACATGTTAAAAATTATAAATCACAAGGCGTCGAAAATCCACTAACGAACTTTAACTATGTAACGACTAAGTCGGGTTCTTTTGAAAGATTAAGAATGAGTTCGTTAGAAAAACAAATTATCAGAACGGCCGACACGAATGGACAAATTGTCTTTTTAGATTTTAGTCAAAATAATATTCATATAACAGGTTCAGGTTTTACTCCTTTGATAACAGCGTCTATTGGTGAATTATATGATCGAAATTATTTATCGCCATATTTTGACGAATATTCGACCGGCGAAAAAATTAGAATAAGATCTTTTCAAAATGAAAAACACCTCGTTGATTCACCATGGGCAGAACTAGGAACGATGACAGAATATCCTGCGAACGAAATACCACAGGACGATTCACGATTGTCGATCGAGTTTTCGTTAATAGATTCTCTTAATAAAGACATCGTTAATATGTTCGCCACCTTCGAAGAATTAAGTTCTGCTATTGGAAATCCAAATTTAATGTTTTCTCAAGATTATCCAGATTTAGAAAAACTAAGAAACGTTTATTTCAATCGTTTGTCACAAAAATTAAATTTTAAAAATTTCTTCGAGTTTTACAGGTGGTTTGATACGTCGATTGGTACTTTCATAGAACAGCTAATTCCTCGAAAAACCATATTTAAAGGCACGAATTTTGTTATAGAATCTCATATGTTAGAGAGACACAAGCTGCAATATTTGTCGAACGAAATATATCTAGGAGACTCGTTAAGAAGCAACATAAAAGATACGTTATTAATTCAACAAGTCGTTGGAAAAATTAAAAGATATTAGACAATAAAACCATGACTATATATTTAAAGAATTTTTATTCGTCAATCCAGCAATATTCAGAGTTGGCTTCTAATGCTTTTAACGAAGGTCCGATTTTATCAATCAATACTATCGGCGTTAATTCATCTAGTATTAATACATCGGAAATCGATGCATTTCGTCAAGGCGTCGAGATAACTCAGAATAAACATACACTAGGATTTTTTAAAATATCTGCCGGTACACCTGGGCATATAATCAGGCCAGTTTGTTACGGTGCAAACGCGGATGTTAATCTTTCCACCACAAAATATTTCGTAGACACACAAAATTTCGACCCTGTCGAATATATTCAACTACCAACGACAGGTTTGCGTGAAAAAATGATCGCATCCCACGAAAAGATGTTGTCTCGTGAACAAGCTTACAATGGCGTAATTGAACCCTTGACAATTCGCGCCGTCGAAGGATTCATGTCGACCGAGGCCAACGCGCCTTTTCAATTACACACCATTAAAGGCGAATTATCGACAGGAAATGTTAGTCAATTAACGGCAGCCGCAGATCAAATTTTAACAGTCGACGAGGTGCCAAAAAAATTGGTTGCGATCAATGGTTCTAGAGCTTTTATTCCAGGTAACATCGGATTTGAAAATAAATCTCGATTTTACGACCGCGCGAACGAGGATGGTATAGCTCCAGGTTCGGGATCTATCGCTGGTTCCGTCATAAAAACGTTACCAACTAACGGTAGCGTTAAATATTTTTTGACTGACTTTTCAGGATCTAATATCTTTCTCAACACGATCGTTCCATTCGATGATTCGCAAGTATATTTGAAGAAATTAGGTATTATCGCGGCGACGCATGGAGAGGATATGAACAGCGTGTTTACGATAATGACTGGGTCGACTGCAAATTATATACCGCCCGGATATAAATCGGCGAATACAGGATTTATGTTTGATAATGTTGGAGCACCAGGGATCGATTCAATAACATTTGGAGGCATGACTTACTAATGGCGACTAGCAAGACTTTAAGATCCCGGGCGCCAAGATTAACAGATAATTATGTTGCCTCGATTAGAAGATTATTAGGCGACCCTAAAACGATATCTGATACTAGATTTTTATCAGGTAAATACATCACGACAGGTACTGACTTAGGAACGGCAGCTTCTAACGAAAAAGCTTTTTCTATAGTCGAACCGATCGGTTTTGATATTGAAATAAACGGTAAAACGTATAAGGAGTTTTCAGTCGCGATGGCAGGTTGGGTTTTTCTGAGAGATCCGGCAGGTGGTTCGACAAATCCTGCTAGTTTCTGGAGTGACATACTTACAGCGACCTCCAATATTTACGATAATCAATTTATAAAGGTTGATTTTTCTAAGGATCACATTTTTTTACCCGTGTGGTTTGATAGAAACCACTCGGTAGCTTCTAGCGTCGCTGCTTTACAGGCGGCGGATTATTCCTCGATAATTACTGAGGCTGTCGCGTCGGACATCGCAACTGGTGTTAACACCAACGATTGGCCATACGATAAAGTTGATTACGGGTTACGATATATCAACATTAACGATGGTAAAAGAGGCAAGTGCTTGCTAGTAAGATGGACAGTAAGCCAGC